ATTACCATCTACTGATCTACAATTAATAGAATCCCTTAACATAGATACTCGCAAGATATTTACTGCTTTTCATGTTCCTATTCAATTCTCAGGTAGCGAATCAGCATCTACAGATAATAACATGGGCTGGGCATCTAAGCAGTTAATTTACAATGCAACCGCTCCATTATCTCGCAAGATTAGAGATGCTATAAACAAGTTTGTTTGTGAGCCATACGCTAAAGCATACGGCAAGAAATACTACTTTGATTTTGACTTTAGTAGCTATCCTGAGATGCAGGAGGATATGGCAAAGCTAACTGATTGGTTAGCTAACTCCTATTGGATAACTCCTGACGAGAAACGTATTGCTCAAGGTTACGATAAGATAAGCACTCCAGAGATGCAGAACATTTACGTACCTGCTAACTTAGTACCTATTGAGGAGTTATCTTTAGACCAGGCGTATAACAATGCAACCATAAATGGCAAGTAGTGTTAAATACCACAAAACTTATTTAAAGCTACATAAAGAATATGAGGCTTATGCTTATCCTATTATTAAGAAGGCATTAGATGAGCAGACAAAAGCCATAACTGATTTTATAGATGATACTAACTTTGATGATTTACAGGTTTATATTCAGTTCCTAGTAAATCAAAAACCTTTATATGATGGATTAGAAAAAATCTATACAAAGGTTGGCGTATCAGCTGCGACATTCTCTTATGACTGGATACGTAATTCAGTACCAAAGACAAAAAAGGATTTTATTACAGATTTCTTCAATCCTCAATGGTATATTGAGATGGTTGAGTATTTTAGATTTATTGGAGGTAATAAAGTTACAGGCATTGATGAAACTACTATTGATAAGATAAAAAATCTTTTAGCTAATATTTTAGGACAAAATTTGTCCAGAAGAGATCAGGCTAAACTGTTTGAAGAAACGCTAAACGATCCTGCATTTAACAGAGCAAGGTCTTTAGTAATTGCTAGAACAGAATCCACAACCGCAGCCAACTTTGGAATTAACATGGGTGCTGAGAGTTCAGATTATGAGGTTAAAAAGTTTTGGATTAACACAAAGGATAAACGGACTAGGAGAACTCATTTATTAATGACTACAGAGCCTATTGCTATTAATCAGCCTTTTATAGTTGGTGGTGTTTTAATGATGTATCCTGGTGATCCATCTGCTCCTGCTAGTGAGGTTGTAAATTGCCGTTGTGTTATGGCTACAGAAGCAACATTGGACTCAGATGGTTTACCTATATTAAAACCTAGAACTGCGCCTTATATTAAAGGATAATTTTGATATTTAAAAAATTAATATATTTGTAAAGATGAAAGGATTATTAGAATTTAAGAACTACAATGCCGAGATAAAGGACATGGATTCCGAAAGGATGACAGTTACAGGCTACTTTGCAAGTTTTGGCAATGAGGATTATGATGATGATATTATCATGCCAGGTGCAGCAACCAAAACAATCGCAGAGCGTGGTCCTATGGGATCGAATGAGATATTCTTTTTAAATCAGCATAACTATGCTCAACCGCATGGTAAGCCTATGGTTTTAGAGGCTCAGGAGAGAGGTATATACTTTGAGAGTAAAATAGCACCTACATCATACGGCAGGGATGCAATGATTCTTTACGCTGAGGGAATTGTAGTTCAGCATTCGATTGGTTTTTCAACTATTAAATCAGACTACGATCAAAAGACAGGGATTCGCATGATCAAAGAAATAAAATTATACGAAGGATCGAATGTAACTTTGGGTGCTAATCCTATGACTCCATTCACAGGGTTCAAGTCTTTGACAATGGCAGAGATAAATGATCAGGTTGCAAAAATGATTAAGTTGCTAAAAGATGGTAGCTTGACAGATGAAGGCTTTGGTAGATTGGAAATAGCGTTAAAGCAATTCCAATTAGAGGCTTTCAATTTAGGTAAAAATTCACTATCGGAAGCAGAGCCGACATTAGTCACTCCAGTAAAAGATGAGCCGAATATATTAACAAGTTTAATTAACGTTTTACAAAACTAAAAAATGGACAATTTAGAATTAAAGGCTCAGGAGTTGCTAGATGCAAACAAAGCTAAAACACTAGATGAGGCAAAGACCATCATCTCAAACGCAATCAGCGAAGCTACTAAAGCAGTTGATGCAAAATTAGAAGATGCAGTAAAATCTGCAAATGTTCGTATAGACGAAATGGACAAAGCATTGCTTGAAGCCAAATCAGAAAACAACAGAATCAAAATGGATGCACAAAGCAAAGAGCCAGTATCTTTCAATAAGGCATTTGCAACTGCTATGGATGAGAACTCTGATAATTTGGAGAAATTCCGTAGAAAAGAGATCAAGCAGTTTGCAATGGAATTGAAGACTGTAGGTGATATGTCATTAGCTAACATTACTGACTTAGCTGCTGCTAACGTTCAGATGTTACCGGGCATCATTCCTGCTGCACCTAGAAAATTGCACATCAGAGCATTACTTCCAACAGGAGTTATGAACACTTCTGCAATTCACTACTTGCAAGAGACAGGTTCTGAGGGATCAGTTGCAGCATGGGCAGATAATTCAGGTACAAAATCTCAAATTGATTACGATTTAACTGAAGAGGTTGCACCATCTGAGTTTATTGCAGGTTACCTTCGTATTACTCGCAAGGCGCTTGATGATATTTCAGCAATGAGATCTTATCTTCAAAGCCGTTTGTTAGAGCAGTATCTTGATGCTGAAGATAATCAATTACTTAACGGATCTGGTGTTTCTCCAAATCTAGGCGGTTTGATTACTAATGCTGAGGCATACACAGGTTTCCGTACCATTCAGGTTGAGAAGTTACTAGATTCAGTTGCACAAATTGAGTCAAACAACCACTCTGCAAATGGTATCCTTGTTAGTCCTGAGCAGTTCTATGCTTTGATGCTTACTAGAGGCACAACTAATGATTACACTCTTCCGGGTGGAGTTGCAGTTGATCTTGTAAATGGTCAAATGTTTATCTCTGGAGTTCCTATCTTCAAGTCTACTGCAATGAGCGATTCTAAATACTTAGTTGGTGACTGGTCAAAAGGTGCGCAACTATTTGTACGTGAGAATCCGATTGTAAGATTCTTTGAGGAAGATGGTACAAACGTAAGAGAGAACAAAATCACAGTTCGTGTTGAAGGTCGTATTGCTTTACCAATATACTACACAGATGCATTCGTAACTGGTTCACTTAACGCTAATCCTAGCTAATTTTTTTTGGTTAATAAGTGTAAGGATGAAAAGCCTGTCATTAATTTGGCAGGTTTTTTTTATTTCATTATGTTATATAAATAATTACCTTTGCTTTATGTTCAAAGCCAATTTTATAGGTCAAGAGGGATTATATAAACACAAAGAGTATGAAATCAGAATTGGCGTCATAAATGGATGGATTCATGTACGCAGGAAGTGTGGAGCAGGTCGAATAAATTATCCATCAATATTAGAGTTTATAAAAGATTGGGATAACATTAGAAAAATATGACACCAAAAGAAAAAGCAAAGGACTTAGTTGAAAAGTTTAAAAAATACGCATATTATCCAAAAACAAATGACGATGAAGTATTTATAAATCAACTTAATAATAACGCCAAACAATGTGCATTGATAGCAGTAGATGAGATACTATGGGAAATTATAAAATATGCAGATAATTCAAGAGAGTATGTAGTTGAAAATGCAAATTATTGGCAAGAAGTAAAAACAGAAATAATAAACCTATAAATTGACAAAAGAATTTAAAAAGTAAACCTATAACTTAACAATTTATGAGAATATTCCATTTAGGTTTATGCGTTGGTCCTCCTCCTTTTGATTCAATGCGAAAAGCATTTTTAGCTAACTCAAGCGATTACATAGAGTTAAGCACAGGAGACAAAGAGGTAAATAGCAAAGCTATTGCAATGGCTAAAGCATTTAAGCCTGATATTATATTCATGCAAATTCAAGCACCTAACATCATCCAAATAGAAACTGTCAAGGAAATGAAAAAGACAGGAGCATGGATTTGCAATTGGAACGGCGATATAAGAGATGCAACTCCAAAATGGATGATAGAAATGGCTGAGTATGTAGACCGCACTTTGTTTACTAATCTAAGAGATGCAAATAATATTAAGAATGGAGGCTATTTAGAGATTGGTTATGATCCTGAGATATACACTCCAGAGGGCAATTCTTTGAACTTAAAAGAAATTGGTTTTTTTGGCAATAATTACGGACATACTATGTTCCCATTGTCAAATATGAGAATAGAAATGAATGAGTTATTAAATAGGCATTATAGAGGGCAGTACGGAGTCTATGGCAATAACTGGAATAATGTTTCAGGTAATTTTAACCATAGTCAGGCAGAGGAGTCAAAAGCATATAGAGGTATTAAGATAGGTATTAATTTAAGCCATTTTGATGAGCCTAAATACTCAAGTGATAGGATATTAAGGATAATGGGATCAGGGTGCTTATGCCTAGCTAAAGACTATCAATTTATGCCTTTTACAGATGGCGAACATTTAAGAACGTGGAAAACATTTCCTGAGTTAATTGAATTGATAAACTATTATTTGGCAAATGAAGCTGAACGCAAACAAATAGCTAAACAAGGTCAGGAATATGTAAAACAAAATTTTACTTTTGATAACATGGTAAAGAATTTAATAGAGATATATGAGCAAGTTTAAGGTATTAGGATTTATGACAATCCATTACGCAGGAGATTACTTAAAAGAGTCTTTGCTATCAGTTGTTGACCATTTAGATAAAATGGTAATTGCTTACAGTAAGCAACCATCGCAAGGACATGGAACGCAAATGGAATGCCCAGATAATGAGCAATACATTTTTGATACTTGTAAAGAGGTTTTAGGTGATAAAATGATTTGGGACAGAGCAGATAGATACGGAGCAGAGAATGAGCATCGCAATGTAAAATATAAATATACTCATGGCTTTGATTTAGTATTGACAGTAGATTCAGATGAGGTTTACAAATCAGATGAGTTAGAAACATCCTTTGAGTATGCTTACTGGGGCATAGAGAGATTTTATGGCATTGAAGGATTTATAAACTTTTGGAGGTCTTTTGACTTTGCTTGTTATGATGGATTCAGACCAATTAGATTAGAGAATTTACATCGCAAGAATAATACTCAAAACCTAAACCTAAAGCAGACTATCTATCATTTCAGCACCTGTCAGCCTGAGCCTATCATGAGATACAAATATTTAGTATTTGGTCACGCTAATGAAGTTAAAACAAATTGGTTAGATGAGATATTTTATAAATGGACACCAGATAATCAAATAAGCGATTTGCATTGTGTTTCTTACAATTTATGGAACGCAGTATCATTTGATAAAAATACTTTGCCTGATAGCCTTAAAATACATAAGAATTTTAATAAAGAGTTAGTATGAGCGATATAGATTATGCAAAGGAAATTAGGAAGCAAGTTAACATTTTGAACGAGTTAATTAAAGAGGCTGAGGCTAATGATTTAGATATTGTTATTTGGCAGTTTGGCAAACAGGCAGAGCATACCTTGCAGGTTAAGATAACTAAGACAGTTGAATTATGAATGCAGCGATTATTATAGATGATCGGGAAGCAATAGCAAATAAGGCTATCTCAGAGCATAAAAAGTATTTATCTGATGATTGGGTTGTTTTAAATCTAAAGCCTCCTTACATAGGAGGTATTTATCATATTAAGACTGCTCAGGTTTATAATAACATATTAACGAATGCTAACTTTTGGAAGGGTTGTATTTATGATAGGGTGCTAATATTTCAGCATGATTCTGGATTGTTAAAGACAGGAATTGAGGAGTTTTTAGAATGGGACTTTATAGGGGCGTGGATTAAGAACATACCGGGTTGCATGAACGGAGGTTTAAGCATTCGCAATCCTAAAGTGATGTATGAGATTTGCTCAAAGCATCCTTATAAAGGCATGGGAGTACATGGCAATGAGGATATATATTTCTGCAATAAAATGCGTGAATTAGGCTATAAGTTGCCCGATAAGGAAACTTGTAATAAGTTTTCCGTAGAGACAGAGTTTGAGTTAGGCTCAGTAGGCTATCATGCAATAGATAAGTATCATAATAATTACAAAGAAATAATAAAGCAATATGAAAATAGTTAGGTTTTTATTTCACATGATAGCAGGAGCATTTTGCTTGTTAGGGTTTAGTTTTATATTGTTAGCAGTAATAGGGTTGATTAAATATATATGGTAAACCTTTATACATCCTTTTATGAGGATAAGAATCCAAAGAGGCAAAAGGAGTTATTATATTGCCTGAAACAAAATATAGCTAACAATCTAATAGATAACATTTATTTAATTGTTGATGGAGATGTTAAACTGCCTGTATCAGATAAACTTATAATAATTAAAGGCAATAGACCAACTTATAGGGATTTCTTTGATTTAGTAAGCAATACTGTTACTCATGCTAATCAAATATCAATTATCTGCAATACAGATATCTACTTTAATGAATCTTTAGAACTGTTAGACTTTTATGATAGGCAATGTGTAGCGTTGAGTAGATGGGATTATAACAGAGGCAGATTAAAGTTACATAATGAGCGTTATAGTCAAGATACATGGATATTTAGAGGCAAGATTAGAAATGTTAGATTTGCAGACTTTTATATGGGCATTCCTGGTTGTGATAACAGAATAGCTTATGAATTAAACAGAGCAGGTTATAGGTTGTCTAATCCTGCAACAAAAGTGCAATCAATACATTATCATGAGAGCGATATTCATAACTATAATCATGAAACGCCAAAAGTGCCTAGACCATATTTATATATAGAGATAACATGAAAATTTTACTAAGTCCAGGCATTTACTTACCGCACCAGAGAGCAGGATCAGAAATATGTTTGCATCGTATCTGCAAGTATTTAATGAGCAAAGGTCATGAGGTAAAAGCCGTAACTCGTTATCCTGAGAATTATGAATATGAGGGCATAGAGGTTTACTCACAGAAAAAGGATTATAAGGTTTGCCATAATAACTTATGGGATTGGGCTGATTTAGTTTTCTGTCAGCTATCTGGTACTTACTATGCAATGAACAAACAGAGGCTAAATGCTAAGAAGGTTATAAACTTTGCACATAACAATGCGGGTTATCCTCAAGTCAATATTAGAAAAAATGTATTTACTGTCTATAACTCAGAGCAAACAAAAAAGGAGTTGAACTATTTACAGGAAACATACGTATTATATCCGCCTGTTAATTACAGAGACTTTGAGAATGTAGATACAAGCAAAGCTGAATACATTACGCTGATAAACCATAACGAAAACAAAGGAGGTCAGATATTAATAGAGATTGCAAAGCGGATGCCTCATCATAAATTTATGGCAGTTCAGGGCGGTTACTACCATCAGATAGTAGATGCAAAAGCTAAAAATATTAAATACGTTGGCATTACGGATGACATAAGGAAATATTTAGCGATGACTAAACTACTTATATCTCCAAGTGATTATGATAGTTATGGAATGGCTCAAATAGAAGCCTTGTGTTGCAATATTCCTGTAATTGCATCTGATATACCGGGATTTAGAGAAAGTCTCTCAGATAGCGCCATATTCGTTAAGAGGAATGATATTGACGCATGGGTTGAGGCAATCAAAAATAGTGAGCAATTATTTAAGGATAAAAAGCCTATTGAGAGGGCAAAGGAATTAGATCCTGTCAAGGAGTTGGCAAAGTTTGAAAAATGGCTAATAAAAATTAGTAAATTAGCGATGAAATAATGGAAGATAAAATAGCGAAGGATAAGCCTTTTAAAAGTAAAAAAGAATATGGATCAATTAAACGTAGTGAGCCTTGCCCAAGCGAAGTTGTGGCTGAGGTTAGACGAGGATTACGAATACGAGGATGGATTAATAACTGCATTAATAAAATCTGCGGTCAATCAGGTTGAGCAATACACATTGCAAGTATTATATCAAAGAACATTAACTGAGATAACTGATAGAAAAGGCAGTCTAAGGATTTTTAATTATCCTGTAATATCGGTTGAGGATGTTGTAGATAGAGATAATGTTGCATTAGATTTTATAACAGAAACTAGTCAATGGTATACTGAGGTTTTGATTGATCAGCCTGGATTTAATACTGTTACCTATGTAGCAGGTTATGACTGGGATTATAATGGTGGTTCTGATGTTCCTGATGATATTGAGACTGCGATAAAGGAGTTAATTACTTTTCTTTATGAGAATAGAGATAATCCAAAAGAGGAAATGCCAAAGGTGGTTACTTATTTACTAGCGCCTTATAAGCGTATAACTTTATTCTAATGAATCCGGGCAAGTTAGATAGGCGCATAACGTTTGGAACGTTTTTAAGCGTTGAGAATCAATATCAGGATTATGTAATTACGTTTGTGCCTGTATTAGTTACGTGGGCAAATGTAAAGCCTTTTGATGGCAGTAGACAGTTGGAAGCAGGTGAGCAGGTAATAAATCAGGGTTATAGATTTACTACTCGTTACAGGAGAGATTTTGAGCCTACTAAAGACATGAGGATTTTATATGATGGCAACTATTATACAATCCATTCAGTAAGGGATTTAGATGATCGCAGGAGATTTAATGAGATATTAGCCAGAGTAACAGATGAAAACTCCCAAAATTGATATTAGTAAACTATTAACTCAAATTAATTCATTTGGTGAGGATGCTAAAAGATCAGCAGTATCTATTACCAATGTAACTGCTGATGATATTGTTACTGATGCAAAGCAAAATTTAACAAATCATAAAACAGTAAATTATGGTCAATTAAGATTGTCAATAGCTAAAACAGAAGCAACAATGCAAGTTAATAGATCTCTAATATTTTCTAATGCTCCTTATTCGGCTTATGTTGAATTTGGTACAGGTACAAAGGTGCAAATTCCTGCAGGGTTTGAATCATTAGCTGCTAAATATAGAGGCAAAGGAGGAGGTAGTTTTGACCAACTTTTAGATAATATTAGAGATTGGTGCAGGAGAAAAGGCATTGATGAGAAATTAGCTTATCCAATAGCAGTTAGCATTGTAAAAACAGGAATAAAACCGCAACCATATTTTATACCTGCTTATTTGCAAAACATTCCTATCTATGAAAAAAGATTATTAAAAACATTAGAGAGAGAAGCTAAAAAATATAATGCCAAAAAATAATTATATTTGATGAAATGAAGGATCCGAATCTATCTGTTTTAAACGCTTATAAAGATGCTTTAGCTAATTTAATAGTTGGAGGCATTGATATACCTGTTTATAGCAAATCTGCTCCTTTAAAAAACGTACCGAAAAAATACGTAATTTTGTCAAGCCAGACAAAGCAACAAAATAAAACAAAGTGCAATTATTGGTATGAATGCACAATGACTGTCCAGATAGTAACAAAGTATCCAAATGGTACAGGAGATTTAAGTTTTGCGATGGTTATAGGTGAAGAGATAGCAGAGTTAATACAAGTTGATGGAATTACGTTAATTGATTTCCATAACGTAGAAACAATGCAAAATTTAAGTACAGAGGTAATTTTAGAGACAGATACGGAAAACGTATTTCAATACATATTAATTTTTAATCATAAACTAAACATCAATTAAAATGGCAGACGAGCAATTTTATTCAGGCAGTTTATTCATGCTATACATCCGTAACTCAGGTACATGGAAGCCTGTAGCATGTTTAACTTCAAACGGAATTTCTGAATCATGGGATTTCGCAGAAACAGTAACTAAATGTGATCCGGGCGTGACTCGCAGAAAACCTACTACTTATTCTTATGAGATTCCTTTTGAGGGAGTTTTTACAGATACAAGCGGTGCAGGTGGCGATACTGCTAAAGCATCATGGGACACTATCAAAAACCTTGCTAGAGCAAAGACTTTGACTGAATATCAGATAGCATTGTTAAGAGAAAATGGAACAGAAGATCCTAATTTTTCTGCTCAGTTTGGTGCTGCTTATTTTAGCGCATTAGATATTACAGGTGCTGAAGGTGAGTTTATTACTTTCTCAGGTACGATGTTAGGCGATGGTGATATAACTGAAACTGATCCTTATCCGGGTTACTAAATGGAAGGTCATTTAACGTATAAAATCGGTGAGGTTGATAGGCAGTTTTTCTTTGGTAATTATGCTTTAGAGCAGACATTAACTCATTTTGATTCATCAGTCTCTGATTTATCTGATTTGCTAGGAAAGCAGTTACTGCCATTTCTGCGAGTGTTTATTTACCATGCTGTAAGTTATCCGATACTAAAGAAAGGTGAAATAGTTGATTTTACCGAGTTTGATGTACATGAATGGATTGATACTGCGGGAGGTTCTGGAGGTGAATTTATTTTAGTAGTATCAAAGGAAGTATTTAGAGTTTTAGGATTAAATACAGAGCAGGTAGAACAAAAAAAAAGCAAGGCGGAAAGTTAAATTGGAATAAAGATGTGCTAACATTTGCTTTTGGTGAACTAGGATTAATGCCTGATGATTTTTACGCCTTGACATGGAATCAATATATTCTTAAATGTCAAGGCTTTTTTAATAGAGAAAAAAAGGAATGGGAGCGGATAGGATGGGCAACATGGAACGGAATGAGAGTCCATGTAAATAAAGGGATGCCAACCTATAAAAAGTTTATGTCATTTATTTATGAAGATGAGCAGATTAAAGACATGGACAGAATAAAAGAACAAATGAATAAGGCGATGCTTAAATATTTGGAAAATGCAAGGAATTGAGATACCTATTGGTGCGCCTTTAGGGCAATTAGATAAAGATTTAAAGGGTGCTGAAAGCAAATTAAAAGGATTCGCATCTGAAGCATCTAAAAGCGCAGCCGCATTAGGTGGCTCTGTTACAAGTGGAGCAAAATCAGCTGGGTTTGCCTTACAAAATTTAGGAAGGGTTGCACAGGATGCTCCTTTTGGGTTTATTGGTATTCAAAACAATATTCAACCATTATTAGAGTCTTTTCAAAGATTAAAGCAAGAATCAGGCTCTACTGGAGGCGCATTAAAAGCATTGGCATCATCTTTAGTTGGTGGTGGTGGTTTATTACTTGCAGTTTCTTTAGTTACATCTGCATTAACTGTATTGGCTCAGAATCCTGAAAAGGTTGCAGGTGCTTTAAATTATTTATCAGGAGTAGTTGATAATGCAACTGCTACTCAAAAGAAATATAATGAAGCGCTTATTGAAACACAAGCAGAGGCTAAATTAGAAATATCAAATTTAGAGAGTCTAATAGGTATTGCTAAAAATGAAAATCTATCTAGGAATGCAAGACTTGAGGCATTAAAAGCAGTAAAGGCTGAATACCCAGAACAATTAAATTTCTTAACGCTAGAAACTGTTGGAAGTAAAGAAGCTGCAAAGGCAATAGATTTACTAAGTGATTCATTATTAAGAAAAGCTAAAATACAAGCGGCTGAGAAATTACTAGGAGAGGCATTTGTAAAGCAATTACAAGCAACTACAAAAAGCGCAGTTGAACAAGCATCTACATTTAGTAAGGTTGTAGGAGTTGCATTAGGTGCAGCAGGAATAAAAAACTTTGTTGTTTTACAAGATGGAATAAATAATCAAACTAAAGCCTTTAAAGAAGCAGGATCAGAAATAGATACCTATACTAAAATATTAAACAATCTTAGAACTGAGGAAGCAAAAACAGGTAATTTATTTGAAGATAAACAAGGTAAAGGCAATAGTTTAAAAGATTTAGCAAAGGAATTAAAGGCAGCTAAATTAGATAATTATTTACAGGGTTTAGACATAGCTTTTAGATTAGCAGGTCAAGGATTAGAAGCATTTAAAAATTCATTTCCTAAAGACACTAAAAAGACTTTTGCTAGTTTAACTGATAAGCCTTTAATAGACTTAAATAAACTTTTAGATACTAAATCTTTTATACCTGATAATATAGGTCAACAACTTTATACTCCATTTCAAATATTACAAGATAATATTAAGTTTGATTTATTGCCTCAATTAGGATCATCATTTAAAACATTTTTTGATGATATATTAATGAATGGTAATTTTTCTTTTTCGGCATTAGGTCAAGCCATTAAAAATACTTTTCTATCAGTAATTGCAAGTGAAGCTGCCCAAGGAGTTTTAAATCTATTAGGTTCTAAAGGTGGTAAGACTGAAAAAGGCGGAGGTTTATTAGCAGGAGTTATTGGATTGTTTGGCGCAACTAAAAAAGCAGCACCATTAGCAGGTATTGCCGCATCAACTGGAGGCA